TACGGATATATTCCTTAGCTAACTCCTCTCCATATAACTCTCTGATTTTATCAGTAAGAATTGCACGATTTACCTTAATAACATCACCTTTGAACAATTCTCCATTTAAGGTTACAATGTTCTTCTCGGTAACATTAGCATTAGCATCGTATTTACTACCAGTTGCAGCATTCTTGGCTTTAGCATAGTCTTTAATGAATTGTTTCTTTTCATTTAAAGCCCTGCTCTCTGCCCTTTTACGCCTGTACAAGATGAATGCCTTAGCAACATCATAATAATCACATGCCATAAGAGCTTTCTCTAACTGGTCTTGAAGCTCCTCAACTGAAACTATGTTGTTAATATACAACTCATCTTTAATATCCTGAAGAATATCAGAATCAATTGGTTCGTTAACAGCGTTAAATGCCTTAGTAATTGCGGCATCAATCTTATTAACGTCGAAAGGTTCTACTTTTTTGTCTCTCTTAATTACTAACATTAATTAGAAGTTTAATATGTTTCTTAGTAATAGAGTCTTCTCTGCTCTATTCATCAAATCTTTACCCTTGTCATTACTAATTAGCTGCGTAAATGCATTGTACACAGTAAACATATCCACCTCATTACCCACTCCAATATAATATGAAGAATCTGGGTCCTCAAACATAGAACTATACGCCTTAGTAACAAGGTCTGTTCCTATCTTGACATCTCCATAACCTACATTATAAACCATATGCATAGCATTTCTTTGCCATTTGCCTAAGTTTAAACTTACTAAATCGTCTTCAGCTTTCCATATAGTATTATGAAGATTCTCCAACATCAGCTTTATATCAGAAGTCTGACTTAATAAATACTCTACAGCTTTATAATTCAAGGCTTCTTCTGGATTAACTGGCTGCATTTGGAGAAATTCTGGGTCAAATACACAGAGATTTGTACATGCTCTGTTAAGTGCTCCTCTATAAATCTTGGCTACTGGCTTACGAACATCTAGTCCGTAGACCATGCCAATAACTTCATCATGATTGTCAAAGCTGCAACTCTCTGGCATTACAGCTTGAATCAATACACGATTATATGTAATATCATCTGCATTAACATCTCCATCGACTGTCCTAGTGACCTGTTTAGGCAATTCTACTTCAACTATAAAGTCTTTAGTAAACTTGGACATTCTTTCAATAAAAGGCTCTACATAGGCAGCAGTTGGTAAATATGCTCTCTTACCTATTCTAGTAGCCTTACCATTCATGAGTTGGTCAATACTTATTTGCATTCTTCGTTTGTTGTTTGATTATCAAGAAGTTCTCTGGTCAAAACTTCCCACACATCTTCATCATAACGAATCTCTATTAATTTGATATTATTGTCTTTACAATATTGCCTAACATACTCGTCACGAGCTTGTTGTCGCTCAAATTTGAAAGACCCGCCAAATGCCATTTTAGGATTATAATGTTGAATGCCATTATATTCCACAAAGGTATTATATTCTGGTAAGTAAAAATCAATATAAGCGTGTCCAGAGGTGTTAATCTCATTAGGCACTTGGATAGTGTATTCCCTTATAAATTTAATTCCATTACTTAACAAAATGTTACATACCTCTTCTTCGCCCTTTGAACTTGAGCAGCTAGGGCAGCCACTACCTTGTATATGGCTATTTGGAGTCTGCCAAAATTCACCATGTTCAGGGCATACAATACAGACCTTTGTATGACTATCGTTGTACTCTACTCTAGAATAATCATAACGTGTGCCATGAATGCGTCTGGCATCCTTTAGAAAGTCATCTAAGGACTTCTGCATATACTTTGCATGACTTTCAGCAGAGCATTTTGGACACCCTTTATACCTAAGAAAGTGGTTAGGAAGGACTTCAAAGTCACCGTGTTTGGGGCATGTTATAACTATTCTAGTATCCCACCCAGTATATACAGTTTTACTATAATCTAAATCTGGGTAGTACTCCTTAAATTTCTTTATGTAAAGGTCATTAAACTTTTTAAGTCTTTCTTCCTCTTTACATTTCAGACATCCTACACCTCTCGATAGAGTGCCAACACGGGCCTTAAATTCACCATGTTTAGGACATACTATGGTAACATACCCTCTAGTGCCATTATATTTGACTTTAGAGTAATCATAATTATCCCCAAACATGTCACGTAAACGGTTAATAAATTCTTCATTAGATAATGAAAGCTTGCTACTTTTAGCTAATGAAGCACACTCAGGACAACCATCCCCTCTAGAAATATGCAATCCGGATATAGCTGTAAAGTCGCCATGTTTCGGACAAGTGATGATTATTCTATCTCTACTTCCAGTGTACACAGATTTAGAATAATCATATTTATCTCCATGTTTAATTCTAGCTTTATTAATCCATTCTTCAGTAGTAAGTTTCTTAGGCATTATAGTAATAATTCTGACATTAAGCATAGTTTATTATCTACAATACTTCCATACATATCCATACGCTGTACTATTTTGACCATTTGCACAAGCATAAATTGTCTTCCTTTTGTAATCAGTCCCATTTTCAATAGAATTTATACTGTCCCATACTTTAATTAAATTTCCATCCAAATCATATTGTTCTATAGACTTGGTTTTCTTCACAGGAGAAACCTCTTCCACAGAATACCTCCAAATGAATCCCCCAGCAGACTTGTATCTACCTTTTAAACAGTTACTAATAGAAGGTCTATTAATTCCAAGAGCTTCTCCAGCTTGTTTAACACTATCCCATTCCTTGATTAGATTTCCATCTAAATCATATTGATAGATTGTCTTAACTTGCTTTGCTGTTCTCTTAGCTATAGCTTCCTCAGACAACCTCTTTCCCAAGTGAGCCTCTCTACATTTCCGCTTAGTTTCCTCAGTCCTCTTGACTCCTAAAGCACTATCAGCAATCTTTTGAATATTCAGGTCTGGTTTCAAAGTGTCTATCCACCATTGCCCCCTCTCTATGCATAGTTCCCTAGGACATAATTCCATTATCTCAAATGTGGCAATGCCATATTTATTAAATGCGTTCTGCGCGAACCTAGAGTGGTGTATATCTCTAATAAAGTCTAACTGGTGTTGTCTCCACCGTTTTCTAAAAGAGATTGCTGCACTACCGATGTAAACATGATTCTGGATAGTAATCTTATAGACTCCAGTTGATAGGGTACAATCTTGTCCCTGGAATACATAATTAAATTTAAAATTTTGTTCGTCCATATATTAATAACTTTTTGACAAAGTTACTAAACAATATGGACGAATCAAAACTATTTGTATGGAATTATAGAATTTCTAACTTAGGACTTAGCTGTGATTAATCCATCTAATCTATTACCAGCTTCGTCGACAATAGAATAGTCACAGCTCCAACATGTATTTCCAAAGTTCTTGTGAATCCATTCGGAACTTCCAAACAATGAACCAACTGACTTATAGGTAAATCTTCTACCGTAAGTGGTAGCTGATTGATGCAAATCTCCTTTTACAAAGATTACATTACCAGTGATGCCCTTATTGTCCAAATATTCATTGATGAAATTCTCTGTCTTCACGTCAAGAGTTAATGGTAGATTCTTAAACATGTCTTTATTATCTTTACCATGACACATTACATAGGTAGTCTCGTTAAGAGTAAACTCTCCTATAAATTTGTCAAATACTTGACATTTAACATCAAACTGTTCTAATACAGCAGCTAATGCCAAATTAGCAGCATAACCAAAATCACCATCATGATTGGACTCGCCAACACAATAATAATACATATTGGTATGCTTTACATTCTCTATCAGAGATTTAACAAAGCTAGTCATTAACTTAATATAAGTTTGCAATTGCTCCTTATTGCTCATGTTTTGAGCCAGTTCATGACCACCTCTTGTAGTTTGTCCATTATATCCGTCAAGAGAATCTCCAAGATTACAAATGACTATATTCTCAAACCCACCACCAATGTAATAAGCTTCAGTATATACTCTCTTTATAATCATGTCAAATCTCTTCTTCATTTCTTCTTCGTTATAAGGATTCTGATAAATAGATAGAGGAGACACTGTGGCTCCAGTATGAATATCAGACAACCATATGATTAGGTCTTTGCCGTTAGAAATTGTCGGCATACGTCCCCAGTCATACAGATTATTGAAGTCTAGCCCTTCTATAAGAGCTTTGCCGTCAGCTATTTTAGCTTTCAGTTCGGCATTCTCCATGGCATACTTCTTAAGTAGTCGCTCGTTATTCTTGATGCGTTCTGCTTCTATGCCCCTTAGGAAGTCATTCTCCTTCTCCCTTAGTTGCATATCTTTAAGCTCGTCAATAGTATTCTCCTCAATAACATGAGGAGCAAATGGTGCTGCGGCTTTAGTAATATTGAAGACTTTGAGAATCTTCTTAAACTCCTCTAGAGAATATTCAGGGAAGCTACGACTTACTTCTCTTTGTGTTATGGATGAACCATAATAAGAGTAAAGTCTATGAATCATATTCATTTCATCCCTAGTAAGACTGCCAGTAAATGGTGCTTTGTCTCTTAGCGGGATAGTGAATTGATACTTAACAATCTTACCTTCATCATTTCTGACCAATGTAATCTTGCCAGTACTAGTTTCCTCCTCTTCAGAAGATGTCACTTCTTCCGATTTAGAACGACGTATAATACCTCTCTTGCTAACCTTGTCATACAGACTCATTATCATGTCGTAGGATTCCTTGTCGATACTGCCATCAGCTATATCTTTGTTTACTACTTGCTTCTTTACCCAGAAGTAATTCTGTGGAAGACCTACTTGTTCTGCATACGCATTTAAACTAATGTTCTGTTTTAAAACTTCTTGTAAGTGATTGATTAGCTTGGTAATTGTTGTTTCTCTCATTTCTGAGTTAAAATTAGATAGCCTTTCGGCGCTTATATAAAATCTAATCTCTTTTAGTTATGCACATCTGAATAAAAAGAAAAGGGACTACCTTATTCACATAAGATAATCCCTTTGATATTTAAAGTCAATAGAAGTTAAATTTTATCCTTCGACCCCAAAGCAGATGTATGTACCCATCTTAGCTGATTTTGACGGAGTGTGTTTTACTTCAAAAGCACCGTCTTCGCCTTCAACTACAGCCTTGATGTACTTGCAATAGATATCGCCAGTATAACCTTTCTTAGTGTAAAGTTCCTTAGCGATTTCTTTGGCTTTAGTTTTAGTTTCAAAGTTCAAGAACAATACTTCACCAGTTGCAGGATTGATTCCCTGATAGCCAGTTTTGTATTTACGTTTACCTTTCTCGTTCTTGATGTCACGCATAGTATAAGGACGTTCACGAGTATCAGCAGAACCTGCTTCAAATGTGATAGAACATCCGATGCCAGCAGCAAACTTAGTATGCTTAGCCAGATACTCTGCTTCAAATTCCTTCAAAGCTTTCTCTGAAATAGGTTTACCAGCTGTCTTCCATGCCTGAGTTGCATCACGAATTACTTGGAAAGGTGCTTGTGCGATTGCTTCTTGTTTAGTATAACCTTTTACTTCTACGTTCTTAAAATTTACTTGGTTTGTCATAATTAATTGGAATTTAAACATTAGTTCATTGTCATATCTCTTTGTTATTGTATTACAAAGGTACTGCTTTAATAGTAAACTACCAAACAGTTCTAATGCAAAATAATCTAAATTTAATTCTATTAATCTGACTCTCCTTCGAGAGGAAAGCGTTACAAAGATACTACATTTCTTGTAACTACACAAGTAAATTGCCAACAATTAGTGAGTTAATAAGATTTAACTATTATCGTTTGGCGGAAAGCAAAATTCATTTTTAGTCATTTGCTTCCATGTATCTCGGCTTTCCTCGTAGAACTTGTCTACGATTTCATCAGAGCGTTTCTCTATTAATCCTGCTGCCCATAACAGCTGGTGGAAACGCATATCGGGATGTTTCCTGGCTAATACTTCCAAACTATGAATTATAGCCATGTTATTCAAATATCTGTCATGTACCATAATTAAAATGGCGTTTCTGGCGTAGTAGGTTCCCAAGGAAGCTCTTTATCAAGAATTTCATTAATCTTAGCAACCATATCTTTAGCCGATTTTAAATCAAATGTCAAGAACTCGGTAGTGTTTCTCATAAAATCATCACATATAACTGCGAGACCTTTAAGAAGACCCTCCGAATTATGACTTTCTTTGCCCTGTCTAATCTTCTGGATTACTTGCCAAGTAGTTGCGTTAGGAGTTTTGTTCCTAGCTTGCTTAGTAAGAAAGCATATTAGTGATATTAAAGCGAACTTAGTTCCTATATCACAGGCCAGACATCCTAAACTGAAGTACTGCTTGTAGTATTCCTTCAAATCATTCATAGTAGGCTCATAGTATTCCATCAGCATCGTATCCATAAAGCTCGTAATATGCTACACGCCTCAACAACGTAGTAAATTCAGTAAAACCCGACAACATATGACCATTATTAACAGGAAACACTCCAGACCTAAAATCCGGAACTGTTGATACCACTAACATATTAGCCTTAAGTGTGGGTTTTGCCTTATATTCATTCTCTATGTACAATTTCAGCATCCACATATACATAGCCATTTGCCTAGCATAGTGATACTTATCAAAGCTCTCATGAAACTTAGTAAGATAATGTCCACTAGTCTTTAAGTCGTTGAGAACTAATTCATTCGACTCTGGACTGTATGTAAAATTATCCAACTTAGCTTTTAGTTTGAGAACCTTACTAAGACCATTATGCTCAACAAGCACATCTATTAATAGTACAGACTCATTCTTAGAGATTGGCTTCTCTAGTAAATAGTCTGGATTCAATAAGGATTGTATTTGTGAATTACATTCAACTGATACAATACATTCTCGTAGTTTGTCTCTAGATTTAGCATCAAGATAAATTGGAACCTTGTCTGCAACATATTTGCTGCCCCACTCATATGCTGTACGTTGAGCATAATAGTTCTCGCATTTTATGCGCAGAGCATCCATTTTGTCTTCATCCATTTTACCTTTATAATAGCTAATCTTGTCAGACGCTACTACTATCTCATCCTTAGTAACAACACCATTAGCTATAAATAAAGGATACAGCTCATCAGCCATGAATCCGGCTTTAGCTGTTGGTCTATCTACAGACTCTACAAGAATAAAAGACTCTGGTTGCAGTACTAATTCATGTACTGCCGAACCAAAGTACAGCGAATCGGAGTATCTTCCATCAGCACCCAGTCCTGCTAAATAAGCTTCTGGGCTACCTCCTTGTTCTGGGTTTATAAGCCTCAATCTAGAATTACTAATGTAATCAGAATAAGCTTCACTGAAATACTCCTCATCACTTATCTCAAGGAACTTGATAGTTTCAATTAGTGGTGTAATTTTAATGTCTTTAAGCATAACTCCTCATGAATTGATAAGCATCTATAATCTCATCTTTACATAAGGAGAATACTTTAAACATAGGAAAGTCAATAGTCCTTTCTGTATGCATTAATAATGCAGGCAGTCCAGAACGTTGACATTTTAGTACGTTACTTAAAGAATCGTCAATAAAGACATCCACTTTACCTTTAATCATATCAGCCTTATTACCGTGTTGGTAATACATCTGATAGACTGGTCTATCTGGGAATCCATTCAGCCTTAACCATTCCTTAGTCCAAGTTTTATTGTTTACACGTTTAGTGCAATATAATTCCGGAACAAAATCAGGTCTGTTAACTACTTTGAGATTTAACCAGAAGTCTCTGTCCTTACTAAGAATACGTTGTACATTCCTAGTAATCATGCTATCTTCAAGCATACGTGGATTACTAGCTGTATCGAAGTACTCACAGTAAGCACCCCAAAAGTCAGCTAGACAATCGTCAATATCTAAACCTATTCTAAACATTCATTGTTATCTTGTACGACTAGAACTCCTCTATATCGTATATGTCACCAATAATTATCTCTTTGTCTTTAGCCATAGTACCTGCCAACTCATCATAATCACCTGGAGGGTCTATGTCATAATCTGTAATGAATAAGTCAATAAACTTATCCTCAGCTTCTGTAAAGCTTCTAGCTCTTACCTTCTCTAGCCATAAATCACCGTCGTCCAGACTATAACAAGGCAGAATATAAGTGTTCATCAGCAGATATAATAATTAGACGATTCAAGATTTAGTAAGTCAAGATGTGAATATATCAAATTTGCCATAGGATATTCTAATCAAGCATTACTAAACAAAGAAAGCCACAGATTACTCCGTAGCCTTCTTAATAAGTTCATAAAAGAAATCTTTACTCATCATAACGTATTCTCCGTCAGAGCCCATGTTTACTCCCTTGTCAATCTGCTTGTTCCAGATTATTACTAAGGGTCTATCTTTACGACCACATGTTTTGATAATTTCAGCAATAGACGGTGTGTTCTTAGTACATTTACATTGTACGTAACATGGCAATTTGTCCTCGGTTTCAGCTATGTCAATTTTAGCATCGTCCAGATTCTTGGACTCACTACGAGATGACTTTAGGCCTTTATAACCAAGTCCTATCAATTCCTTAATAATCTTAAGTTCATAATTATTACCTTTACGTTTAGCATATGCACCGTTACGTTTCTTCTTCGGTTTTACTTCTTCAGTGTTCTCCATGCCCTTTCAATTAAATTAAGTGTCTTCCCTCTACCATATTTAGCATGAAAGTCAGATATATCTTTAGCTCCATAAGACCTAGGAATGAAGATGCAGTCTATGTTAAACTTCTTTCTTATCTGGTTCATGTTATGAATGCCAGGCAAGTCGTTATCATAGAATACAACTATCTTCTTAAATCTTTTACTCAACTTCTCGAATTGAGATTCAGTTAAGAATAAATTCTCTGAATTAGGAGCTATTGCAGTAATTCCTAAAGAATATAGACACATAACGTCTTTCATACTCTTAGTAACTACTAACAAATCGCCTTCTGCCGGAAGCTGATGTGCTCCCTGTAACATGATAGACTTCCAGTTAGATAGAAACCGTGTAGTTCCTCTTTCTCTAAATGGAAAGTAGATTCTCCATAACTCAACCCCTTTATCGTTCTTACCACGATAATAGCCAAACATGGGATTCTGTGGACCAGTAGTGGCATAATAACTGCCATTTAAATAGACAGCCTTGCAAGAATAGACTCTGAATCTCTTCAGAATCTCCTTAGTAATGCCATATTGTGCCCACCACTGTAGTTCAGATTCAGTGAACTCTTGTACATCAGCTCTTATAATCGCAGGTCCGTCGTCCTTAAATTCAGATTTACTTGCAATTACAGGCTTATTGTTCTTAGGTAATGTTTTATGAGTTATATAACCAAAGTCATTAGCAATTATTTGCAATGCCTTATAATAAGTACAACTATACTTATACATAACCACACTAATGAAATTACCATAGAACTGTCCGCTGAAGTCATTGAATATGATGTCTCCAGACGCATTCCTATAAAAGGAACACGTAGGAGAATTATCATTTCTCAACGGAGATTTAAACAACCCTTTCTTAACTGGGATTCCTAGATAGTACTCAAGATAAGTTTCCTGAGTCTGCCTTTCAAGTAAATACTTCTTAGTAATTTTAGGTTCATATTCCAATACCATATTATTTCAATGTTTAATGTTTGAACCTCAAATTTACTAATTAATTATTACACTTCAAAGTCAAGGTCTGCGTTATCTGCGGCTGCATCATTAGATGCTGCAAAATCGTCAGAACTTGTACCAGGCATGTCAGTAGGGCCGTTACTCTTCTGCTTATTCATCTGACTGATTTCATAGTCAGAGAAGAATACTTTGTCTCCTAACCAGTTGTTAGAGATATATGCATCACCTGCTTTACTGATATTGACGAAATAAGGCAGACAAGGTTCGCCTTTCTTATTAGCAATCAGCTTCAGATTAGTATGCTTATTAACTGCATCCTTAGTGATGTCGGCAAATGTCTTTACCAATTTCTCAAACTCTTCCGGAAGGGCAAAAGTTTTAGTTTTAAATGCTTCATATTTCTTAGGAGCAAGTTGTTCTCCAATATGAGCTAACATAAATTTAAACTTCTCAAAGTTGGACGGACTTTCACGTTCAACTCCATTGTTAGAGCTTACTTGTCTTACATCATCTCCCTCTTTAGGACAGAATACTGTTTCTTCATAAACACCATTCTCATTCTCGAATGAAATTCTCATGGTTTTGTACACTGCGTCAGGGTCCTTCTTACCCTTAAACTCATTAAATGTTATTCCCTTGAAGATAACATCGTGGATTTCCCATGGTTTCAGTCTTGGTTTAATAGATGATGTACCGTTCGTGTTTGTTAAGTTGAAATTCATTGACATAGTTTATAAGTATTAAAGTTCAAAAGTTAATGGGTCAATCTCTTTAGCTGACTCATCTCCAATCTCTGTGTCTAACGGCAAATCAATGTTGTCGCTTTCATCTTCTAATACCTCTATGTTATCTACTTCAGGCTCTTCCGGCCTTTCAGCATTACCAACTAATACGAAGAGGTCGTCTTGACCTTTCATCGTAGTTACTGTAAATGTATCTCCATACTGACGTAGCATGTCATTAGCTTTACCTCTACAGCTGACAGACAGACTCTTAGTAAGTTTGTTTCCACCTTTGGTTCCAAAGGCTTCATCAGTTCCTATAACGGGGAAAGTGATTCCGTCAATTTTCTGATATTTAATACTAAGTCTATCTTCCCAAGCAACTCCCATTAATTGGGCAGCTGCTTTATTAAGTATGTACTTGTTAGGGTCTAGGGTAATTTGCGGCTCAGATGTCTCTGGAACCTCTTCCTTGACTGTTCTAGTCTTTACTTCTTCTTTGACAATTTCCTGCTTTAGAGATTTATACTCTCCAGTAGCTGGGTCAAAGTCCAAAGTTAACAGCATTTTAACTATCATTCTCCGTATTCAAATTTATTGATTGTGTCAATCACCATCTTCATATTAGGTTCAACATATAAATCAGGGAAACATCCTGCGGTACTTCTACAAGTATCTGGACCAAGTGACCTTGTTCTGAATTTATAGTCAACCTCTTCATCATTTACAATCTTCTCTGCATACAGCAAATAATTAAACAGTCCATCTATATTAACAGACCTATCCAACATCTTTCCAGTAGTAAATAACTTATATTTAGGGTCATAGTCGTTACCGTCATTTACAATATGAGATATGAACACTACAATTAAATCCTCTCTAAGAGTCATAGCTTTCATTATTAAATCATAATAGTGCTTTGCAAAGTCAATATGCTTGTCATATCCTTTCTCTGCGCTTCTAGACATCACCTCTTGTGAAAGAAGATAATTACTATCATCAATTACTAAGACCTTAATCTCCGGCATTTTAACATTAACTACATTCATGATGTTCATCACTTTGGCAAATTCATTGCTGAAATACCAATTTCCAACATAGTTCTTGTCTTTGTCCTGAGTTAGCTTCTTGTAATTCTTCCTAAATCCTGGAATTGATAATTGTTTAGGAGTACAGCTAATGATAAATGTCTCCTTTGGGTTTAAATACTGTAGGGAACTAGACTTACCACTTCCCGAAAATCCTCCAAGTCCTATAATTTGGCTCATTAAATCATAATGTTATGGTTACGCGTAAATCATCTTTCTTAGTTCGTTCTATCTCGACTTCCCTGTCTGGGAAATCAATAATAGTCCAATCTGGATTCTTATACTTGTCATAATCATTGATTTCAGACGCAGATGGAAGCTCTTTAAAGATACCACATCTACCATAAAATCCTACACCAATGGCTACGTCAGACGCACCAAATCTATTCTTAAGAACCAATAATGACCTGAAACCATCCTTTAGCTCTTTAATGCAATATCCTCTATATGTAGACAATTTGCTTCTAAATGGATTAAATAATACCAATACTACATTGGCATCCTCACTCGGAGAACCACTCTCTTTTAAATCTGACAAATCAGGTTCTTGCAAGCCTTGTTTTAGTCGTTCTGCATTATTAGCATTTCTATTGAACTGCATAATATTGATTGGAGATATCTTACATTTATTTCTAAATGAGACACCATATGCCGATATGGTATCAATCTCCTCTTTCTTGCTACGACCCAACTGTGGTCTCACTAAGCCTAAGTGGTCAGTAATTACTGCGATAATTTGTTTCGGATTATTAAGTTCATAAGTATCTTCATCAACAAAGGTTCCAAATTTCTTTAAATCCTCTATGATTAGAGACTTATACTTCTCTGAATTGAGAGTGCCGTCATGTATTATTAGTCTGTCCTCTATAGATTCTAGCCATGGAATACATTCCTGTACTAACTCATAATCCTCATCAGAGAGTGTAGAGTCCTTGCCTCTAGACAATAATTCTTTAAAAGATATTTGTTTACCATAAGTCTCATATATATGAAGAGAAAGCAATTTAGCAAGTAACTGCTCAGCACTCATCTCCAAAGAGAATATAATAAACTGAACATCCTTATCAGAATCAGAGTTCAGTAGAGCCTTATATATAAAGGAGTGAAGCACGAAACTAGTTTTACCATTACCAGTTCCTGCGGCAATTAGGTAATAGGTCTCTTGAGTTAATCCGTCAATTATATGCTCCAGCTTAGGCATTCCCAGTGATAATCCTTGATTGTCACCTTCTCTACCTCTTTTGATAAGTTCGATTAGTCTGCTAGTATATGTCATAGTTCCGTCATAGTATCAAATACTAATTCTTCATATGTTCCATCTTTAAACTTCTCGATGCTTTCCCAAGCCTTAGACATTATAAAGTCAGCAATGTTGACATTTATCAGATTACATTTATTCTGCTTAGCCCAATTGACTAACTCTATCACTCTTTTATGATTCTCAAGTTTCCACCCTATATTCTTGCCATATCTAAAGAACATATCTTCCAAAGTGTTAAACTTCTTAGACCAGTTCTTTAAGCTGTACTCCCTACCATTAATAATGACAATATCTGGGTATGCTTCCCAGAACTCTCCTCCCAGGTCTCCGGAATACTTTCTATAATTCTTAATGAAGTTTTCATTAAAGATTACAGATTCAGGGTCAAACGTCTGACCCTCTGCGGGAATTTTATACTTCTTAGTAATGACTCCCTTCACCTGTAGACTTAATAATACGTCTCTAAGGCGGGTTTTAGTTATTGGCATTCCCAGATATCGGATGAGGGAGTCTTTATGTCCCTCTTCTGGTTGTGCCAAGAATAGCAACTCAATCATTAACAACTCCTCAGCAGTAAGCCTATACTGCTCCATTATTAACAACTGATTCTCTATTGTTAAACTTAATTTCTCCAAGCGTATTGATTAATAAGTAAATAACTTACTAATCTATCAGCTGTGATACTTTGTTATTCTGATTTCTCAGTGTCCTCAATCACATAAGCTTCGCCTGCTACTTCGTAAGGAGCTATAAACTCTTTAAAGAGTTCTGTCTGCCTTGCTACCATAGCCTTGACGTCATAGATTCCACCTTCAAATTCAATTTCACCGTTTTCGTTGACACCACTAGCATGAATGATACTATCAAACGTGTTAGTAAGCATTACAAGTTCAAGCAATCTTTCAGTTGTCATGTAATTTTGACCGTTAAGGATTACAAAGATACGATAATCTTGTTACATTTCAAAACGAATCTACTTAAATTTCAGGCTCGTAATAAGACTTTGCACATCTAGAGGGCTATGCTCTAAATGCACAGACATCATGCAAATACGATGCTCTGAATGCTTCTCTAACAGCTCTAATAGCTTAACAGCATCAACATCAGTAGATACTGTTGAAGTTCTATCAGGCTGCCCTTCAGCACCTATGTTGCAATATAACACTCTAAACATTAGAACCTAAATATCATTTTAGTTTCTTTGTTCTTCTTAGGAGTAAATTCTCGCCCTTCTAGTAGATTTAATAAATCAGAATCGGCTATAGTGATATAATCCTTACTACCAGTACTCTTGCGAAACCATTCTTCTTCAACAGTTCCCTTGATTACTAAAGTAAAGACTTCCGCTACTTTATTCTCTGCCTTTCTAATAACTCTACCTATTCTCTGCGTCTTAGACGTAGGACTGGAATCATATCCAAGAATAACGGCTACTGACAGTCCTGGTATGTCAGCTCCTTCATCTAACATCTTAGAAGTATTAAGTACTCCCACAGATGCTGATTTAAACTCCTCTAAAGTCATCCTTCCCTTCTTCTTAGTTTCCTTACTAGATAGTACCTTACCATACTTGATTTGTTCGGCAATCTTGATTGTCTTACTAAAAGTAATACATTTCTTGTCTTGCCTATGCTCAAGTATCATATTTGTAAGTTCTATCTTTTTAGGATGTTCATAAATGAACTTCTTCCTTGCCTGTAAAGTCCTATTGAAACCCATAGCATGAATTAGAATGGTCTTATTAAGAGCTTTCCATTCATCTGGTTTCTTGTCAAAGTCAGGAAGCATAATTTTAGCTAGCTCAATTCTCTTCTGCCATTTAGTAGCACAAGCCATAGCAAGTGTAAAATCATGACCGAAGAAAGCAAAATGCTCATAAAACTCTCTATTTAACTCATAGTATTTGTCTAGATTGTCTACTTCTACCATGACTTTGTATTCCCTATAAGGAGATAACCAGCCTCTAGCAGTAGCTTCACTAACATCTACTCTATCAACTACTGGACAATACTTCTTGATATAACTATCCTTACCGTCTAGTCGTTCCATAGTTGCAGTTAAGCCTAAAATTATTTTATACTTGACTACTTCAAATACCTTTCCAAATAAATCAGAAGCGTACTTATGACATTCATCAAGTACTAGCAAATCACATGTCCACTCATGTTTCACAACAGAGTTTATTATTAGTACCTCGTACACCATTGGGACTTGCTGCTCTGTTAAATCACTAAGCCATTGTCTCTGTAGTGCATCAGTAGGTACTACTATTATAATTCTTCTACCAGGATTCTTAGCCAAGAATCTTTTCATACACATAATGGCAGTTCTAGTCTTACCGAAACCGGTACAATAGACTAAAGAACCACGCAACTTATTATCTACCCAACGTTGAACACCAATTGCTTGGCGTTCATCTCTGCTTACGTTTCCGAATAAGTCTGCCACTTGTTATAGGCTAAGCCCTTAATTAATAACTCATTTGAATCTATTACCTTGAACCCTGTTATTTAATATTAGTAAATTCTCACAAGTTACGTTAAGTAGCTTATACCTACTACATAGTAATCTGGATTAACTGTGGTCAGCATCCAGAGTACATTATAAAGTATAGCCTTTAGCATCACATACTAATTTAATTTGGTTCTTGCGAGTTTCCCACTGAGATATATGGAACTTCACTTCATCTTCCAAAGAATACAAGATTCTATTTCTAAGAACCTTTAATTGGTCAGTAGTTAGTTCTGTATACTTCTTACTCTTCAAATTAACCATAGAACGAAGCTGTGAATAGCTAAGTCCTTTAGGAGTAACATAAAGAGGCATTGTGGGCTTCAGACCTAGTCTTTCCTTCACCACTTCAATCTTATCTCTTATCTGACCTGTCTTAGGGTCTTTCTCCACTAAGTCCTTGCTCTCTTGAGCAGTGAACCATAGACCTTGCTTGAGAATAAATGTAAGAGTAATGTGTTGTTTGTTGAACTTTCCCAGTCTGTCCAAACAACCTTCGCGTACTGTCTCTGTTGGAATGTCTCCAAACTCTTTAGGACAGCCGCACATAGTTCCTTCAATTGGATACTCTTTCGGGTCTATACCGTCCTTATTAATATCCAAGAAAGAGACTAACGCCTCTAGGAACTTAAACCTTGGCATATGCTGCTCCTGTTCTAACCAGCGCAAGAACAATTCTGCGTTACAACGCTGACGCTGGTCTTTAATAATGTCCAATAGAACATAACGACCAGGATAGTCCTTGTTAGTATTATAGAGCATAGAATCACAATGTGCATAGAAATTACGAAGTTCTTCTTCAGTACAATCAACCAAGCGTTTCTCCTCTTGTACTAGAACTCCATTTACTTCTTGCTTACGACCCTTCCAAATGAAAGAGTTGATGTCATTATTCTTTCTATCGATAGCTGATGCCAATTTCTCTCTGAACATAGATATATCATATTAATTTTAGATAATGGTCTAATCTCGTTAATTTAGATAATCTTTTACAGTATAATCTCACCTTCTGGTGGTTTCTCATAAACAAAGTCTTCGAAATATATATCGGTATATTTATACTTCTCAAAGGAGTCAGTGATGGGATTATACCATGTGTCTTCCCCTGCATATACTTCCTTACATTTCAAATACCCGATGTCACCAACCCTTAGAAATGGACCTTCCCAGTTAGGACATCTGGTACACATTTTATATGTGCCGTTTGACAAATCTTTGAATGCATAGACTATATAGCCACCAGCATCTTCCTTACTAGCTAGTAATTCAACGCGTATGGTATATTGAATCATCATTCCGAGCCCACCAGCTCATTTTGTCGTTTATTAACCCCACCGTCTTTATAATGCACACAACCATACTTGGCGAAATCACAAACACTGCGCTCAATACCTCTGAAACAGGGATATCTAGAACAGTCTTTGCAAGTTCTCTCGGGGTATTTGTACTTTACTCCATCTCTGTCCTTATCAAAACTGTCAGATAGTTTGTTCGCCATGTTCCGAATAGTAGTTTGCCAAGAATTTGCTATTTAATCAGTAAGGCTAATAATAAGCCTACACTGATAGCAAATCCTCCTATTGACAATGTAGTTAATCTCTTGTTCTTTTTGTTCATCTTAGCTATCTGCTCCCGTTGCTTACTAACAGCTTCATCATACATCTGCATTTGCAATTCTGCTCGTGCTAGTTGTTGAAGTCTTATACTATCAGTTTTAGCATAGTTAGCAGTTAGTAATTCATAAGATGTAAGCTGTTTATTGAGTTCAAACCTCTCTAGCTTAAGCTTCTTATGCTCCAGAAATATAAGGTTACTAGCCTTTAATTGCTGTGGAGTAATCACAACCAATGAGTCATTTATTAGCTTGGGATACATATTCTGCGAAGAAAGATGCATCAGCGGCAATAGACTGATTAGTAATATCAATAAGCTCCTTTTCATACCAATTATTAATAGTGTCTATCTTACCTTTAGAATTGGTAATGACACTAATTAGACTGTCGTTAGTAATTTCTAACTTCCTTACTTCCTTATTGAGCGAGTCTATAGCTTGCTCATATTTAGTGTTGTCAGGAATAACTACTGTGTTTCTATCCTTGCAAGCCCATGCTATACCAAGGCATATAGCAGCAGCAATCACACCTCCAACGAAAGCATCCTTAAATTTCATTTCTGAGACTGATAGTAGTTATAGATATCATAGATAACATCCACTCTATCATTCTTAGAAGTTAATAAGGTATCCAAGCATGTACGTTCTTCATCAGATAGTGATGCTTCTAGTTCAACCATTTTACGTCCTTCTTCATAGATAGCCTTAGCTGTATCATATCCTTTCAGATACTTGCCAGGACATTGTTTGAAGAATGCTACTTCTTGGTCAAGAAGAGCATTAACTACACCACGGTTAATCAATCCGGGGTCAGTGCTGTACAGAGCATGGTTATGCAGTTTACGAGCCTTACCTAGAGCTATTTGAACTCCCATGTTCTCATCAAACTCATCTTCTGGTTGACATACAGACACGCCAATGGACAGACATTTATCACTTAAGAGTGCATCTTCATCCCAATTCTCTGTATCTGGGTCAATTTCAGCACATACTTCCTGTGACAATGCAACCATTACGAACTTACGTTCCATGCCAGTAAAATCAACAAAACTGTCAACTCTATACTCAACTCTTTCTTTCATAAACTTGTAGATTAAATGTTTCTAAATGTAATCTCTTTAGATAAGTTAATCTGATTTTAGGCAATTACTTGCGACCTAGACCATTATAGAAATCAAGTATTGCATTCTCTTTACGAAGCCAAGTAGCCTGCTCTCTAGCCATATCAAGAATAGTACGGCTAATAGATTCTTCTTCTACTTGCTCTTTAACTAACATACCTTCATCCTCATCCTCTCCATTCAACCATTGGAATGTAGCCCAATCACTCTCTTTTTGAGCTTGGTCTACAATCTTATTAATACCACGAGTAGTCTCAATCTCCCTATCTACTGTGGCAGCAAAGGGCATGACTCTATCAGTGATTTCAACATTAATGGCTGGAACAGGCGGATATTGGAACAGAGCATCGTTAGTGGTTAGATATTCAAATATCCAAGAATGATGCAAATATTCTTCCTTAGCACGACCTCTCCAGTAAATACCTAGCTTTGGTAAACCCTCTACTTCAAAGTAATTGGCAAAGGTCATATACAGAGCATGGTTGGCAAGTTCGGCTGACATCTGTTTTACCAACATCTCAACCATTACAGTTGATAGTGGGCAAACACGTCTAGACTTATCAATCACCTGCTCTGTATACTTCATAGTAGGTTCAGCGCCTACGGTTTGAACTCCTTCGCTTGTCTTCTCCTGTATTGGATTTCCGTCTTTGTCTAGCATTCTCACGTTCTAACACTTTAAAATTGTTGTTCATTAAATAATCTAGGGGAGCTGCTAGCCAAGTAATATACTTAGCACATGTAATCTCATCGTCGACTTTAATAAACTGCGATTCCCTTACCTTAATAGGCTTATCAGTAGTATAGAACTTAGAACCTACACATTCTACCCTATCCTTCCTAATGAGGTACAATTGTACTTCATATAGAAAGGAAGGATACACTGTTAGTTTAACGTCCCCAGAATGGTAGACAGTCGGGGGCGTAGGTTTTGCCATTCCAAGAATATTTAGTAACCTGGGACTTCTCTGTCTTATATTTACTTAATAAGAAAGGGATGTCAGATTGAATACATTTATGGCTAAATGTGTTCTTTGGTATAGGTTTGTTGGTCTTTGGATTCATTTTACCAGTAGTAAAGTTACCACCCTTTACATACACGACCAGAGTTCCAGGAATAGGAATAGATTTGGCAGGAGCCGGCCATTGATAGCTTGGGGCAGGGAATCGTCTATAGCGTTTCCACAACTTACGTTCTTTAGGAGTTTTACTCCACACACTTGGGTCACGTGGTGTTACAGACGGCTGTCTTAAATGCTCTGCCACCATGAAAGCATCATCGGTCAAATCCTTGATTCTTAGTCTTTTGAATCTCTCCTCTGGAGTCTCTTTGATAGTTTCCTTCTTCATTACTGATAAGTTTAATGAGTTAAATATTAGTTATTTACCACGTTTAGTATAAACTGCCCCACAGACATTACATTTATAAAGCCTGTTGTCATAATCGAACAGCGTGTGAGTAGTATCTCTACCACACCTTGCACAATTCATTAACTTAACAGATTCATACACCTTCTTCGGCTTATGAGGTGCCGTACCTTTCTTACGTGAAGCCATAGCTTAAATTCCTTTAGTTAACTCTTCTAATCTAGTTACTTCTTGTTTGTAATCTTGAATATATTCTTTCAGAGACATGGCATCTGGGTGCTTACACTCTATTCTATAATCCGCTATTCTTTGAAGACATGCAGATATGGGAAGTCCATAACCAATAACTTTAAACTCCTGACGTTCTCCGTCCTTGGATTTAATAGTTTTTAGTACAGATAGGTCCCAGAAGTGTAAATTGTCACCTATAGATTCCATTCTAAAGTCAGCTTCTTCAATAATCATACTTGATTATCCGTAAAGTTAGTATTAGTTTAATCTGATTGTTCTTCTAGCACCTTACCTATTAACCACAGATACAAAAATGGCGATATGACTGGACATGTCATCCACCAACCTACATCTTCTTCTACAACTTCCCAGAAGTATTCTTCATCTAGGTCATAATATGCAAGCATGTAGTTTAGTACAATGTTTAATAAGTAAGATACACCATATAGTGCAAGTACTATTAATATTACAATCACAATTTCTCTTTCTCTACTCTAAATTGACAACATAGTTTCTGCAACTCGAGTATGACGGGTTCTAAGGTACTAACGCCCTTAACCAACACTGCTCTTTGGTCTACCGTCCTTCTGGCTAAATGGGATTGGACGCTGGAAACAGCATCTTCATATCTCTTCTTAATAAGGTCTCTGTTCTCGAAATACTTGGGAATCTTACCATGTAGATATATTAAAGCATCTAGTGCCTTAATAAGTTCCTTATGACTCATAGAAGTAGATATTCTGTCATAAATAAATACATATCTATCAACCCCGTCTGGAATGATATTTATATATTTATCAGTCTCAGTTCCTTCTCTTCCTACATGGTCTGCTAATCTCACAGTAGCAGAGAATCCATTTAATGTATAGTACTCCGAATCTCCCTTATAATTAGTAGAAGTAAATCCCTTCCTCTTCAGCCACGCTTTTAATTTGCTCAACCCTCTCATCTTGTTTAATCTTCTTTTCCACCTTTCGAAATATCAGGTTTTCGTAAAGTGGACATCTACTCTCCATAGTACAGTCATCATTCCTGTCACGAAAGTAACAACCAGCACATCCAGGGCCCCAGTCAATTACTTCCACGAGTTTGTCGTTTACAGTGATAAGGTCTCCTGCCTGTAAAATGGGTATTAGTTCATTGTCCTCGTATTTAAATCTCTGCATGTTTAAAGTTAAAAAAGAAGGGCCAAACCCAGACAATCACTAGAGTAGACCTTACCTCATTAGAAGTAAAGAATAATCTAATAACTAATCTGAATTTGACCCTAAACGGCAGTACGAATATCGTTCTGCGCGATTAGCACTACATTAAATATAACGTAGCCTAAAGTCCGTTACCATAAACTGATAACAATAATGCCAATGCCTGGCATTAGGTGTGTTGCTAGGAGCAACGAAGAAGAGCCTACACCCCCCCCCCGTGATATTCTGGCTGGAATGTCTATTCCATAACCTATCACCATGCATAAGAACTATTCAAAGTAGTCTGGGAACTTATCTTTTAATATTTCAGATATGTCCACGCCAGTCAGTTCAGCCATAGATAATTCTTCCAACATTGCGTCTTCAGAATCGTCCACACTACTGTCAGCGCTATCAATAAGATTGAGCAGTAATTGAGCTTTCTCATCAGTCAGCCCGTCTTGCGCCCATTTACTTACTACTTCTGCAAAGAATTCATCGAACTCATAAGAAGTTTGCTCGTCTTCATCAGCGATTGCATTCTTCTTGGCAAACAGTTCTTTGATGTCTTCATCTGTAATAGTTCCGGCTTTATCATAAGCCGCGTTCAATGACTCTATAAGAGAGTCTTGTTCATCGAATGTCATTGTTGTTAACAATTAATGTTAAGAACATGTGAATAGTCTATTCACACCAACCCTCAAGGGCTTAAGATAATGTATGGTAATCAAATCACCATTACAGCAGTGGGGACTGCTTAAACAGGCATTTCACTCTCAATTATGCCTGTGGTTATATTAGAATAAAGAAATTCACTTCTTCCAGGATATGAATAGATATTCTCCAACTAAGCCAGGATATCCTTCTTTATCAATAACCTTAACGAAGAATCGTTTATCTTCGTAGTATTTAAGGATTTCATCCTTGGCTTTAGCTACATCATCATTCAAATCCATAACAAGACTAAAGTAATTGTTCTCACTCTTAGCCTTAATAAGTTGGTCAGTAGTATCTAGAAACCTCTTAATTAGAGTTTCTTGTGTCACCACTTCATTGTAAGTGGCAACTGAATATGCCTCGTCCGCATTCATAGATTCACCTTCCAACAATTTACCAAAATTAAAGATATTCTTCATAATAACTAATAATTGGTTTGTGACTCAGGTGGGGCTCTAACCCACAACCCTCTCCTTAGGACGGAGATGCTCTATACTATTGAGCTACTGAGCCTTGAAAGCTATACGTTAATACTCCCAGTATGTCTGCCTTTTATTTTAACAGAGTTAGCATCAATGTCTCCTTGTACATTACCACCAACCTCAATACTGTTAGCTTCTATAGAACCTCCCACATTGCCTTTAACTTTAACACTATTACCATGTACAGTAAATGCGTCTCCGTCAATATCACATGTGTTGCAGTTAAGTTCTTTTACATTACCAGTAAAACTGATATGTACACTATCCTTATTAGTTTCAGATATTAATTTACCATTTACGTAAATTTTACGCTTGATTTGTGAGATAGTGATATTGTCCTCTTCAATGTTATAGGACTCATTATCAATAAATAACTTATTCATGATTCTTTTTATCCAGTTCATCTTCCTTCGTAATACTTAATCAGTTTATCAAATGCTTCAATCCTAGCATTGTGACCCTTCTCGTCATCGGGAGTCCACCAAAATGCCTTACCATACCTGTCTTTAGGTGCACCTAAGAACTCTCTATTGAACTCTGGAAACATAGCAACTACATCACGTTCATCGTAGATGTTGATTCCTCTTTCTGTGCCAGCCATAGCATGTTCAATGCAGAAACACATTCCCCAGTATTCTGAATGGTCTTCAAACAGCTTCTTAGCTTTTAGTAAGATAGTGTGCTTATTGATTCTTTCTGTGTACCAATGGATGAGTTTATCGAAGGCTATAAGCCTGTGTTTCTTCTCATCTACGGGCCACCAAAAGACCAGCCTAGCTACTTCTTCTTGTTTGACATTACCTCCTAGAAACTCTGGGTTAAACTCCGGAATTAATGCCACTAATTCATTATAAGAGGGAGGTATTCCTTCTTTAAACACTCCGTTGAATGCTTGCTTCATATAGTGGCACATACCACCATTCTTATCACTACCTGGCTTTGTATCTTTATCGTACAAGTCTTTAGCAGTCTTTAATCTTTTAATAATTTCTAAGTTAGTCATCTCTTTCCTTATTAAGTTAGTAGTCCCAGGCAGAGTCGAACTGCCATTTCAGGTTCCGTAGACCAGCGTTCTATCCATTGAACTATGGGACCATACAGGAAGCAATTCCGATTTAACGGCCGCCCTTGCCAGTATCACGTACTGGGCTTTTCACGTGGACGGTCTGTCAGCATAACTCACAGTATTACTTACATGCTTCCTTTAAAGTTTAGCCTCTTCCAGCGCAAGAGCACTTATAGTCACTCTTCGCCATAGTACATCAAGTATAGCACCTGCTGACGCAAACCATATCTACGTGTAACCACGTTAGCTTCCGCTCTCCTGGAAAGCGCAGCATTGATACTCCTCTTGAGTTTATCGGCATCAAATAGCAAACCAGTCACTCCTACTAATCCATTAGGCTCATCAGCGCAGATGTAATCTACTGCTTCAAAGAGCTGGGCTTTAGTTTCAGAGCTGTTCACCTTCTGCCATTTCTTTATTTCTTTCTCAAAGTCCATAATCAATTAAGTGCTTCGAGTTCTTTAGCCAATTCTTCCAGAGACTTACCTTCGAGTTCAGCGTCTTGTTTCTTAGCCATAAGGTCAAGAATCTTCTGACGCTTAGCTTTCTTCTCACTTTCAAGTAGACGGTCTTCCTGTTCTTGCAACTTAACATCAATAATGTGTTTTGCAATATTGAATTTCAGTTCAAGTTCGGTAGTGTCCTTAGTCCGGGTTTTGATGAAGCTTTCAGTTTTAGACTCTTGCAATTTCTTGTTAAGAGCAATTGCAATATTGTCAAGTTGAATTAAGGGTAAATCCCACAAGTCTTCAACAGAAAGAACTCCACGTTGCGTGTTAAAACGCAATTTCATTCTAGATGCTTTCTCAAACATAATTATAGCATTAAATTGTTAATACGTTTATATTCTTCAAACACTTTGTCCTCTGACTCTTCTCCCCACATACTGTGAATGAGAATACCATAAGCACAAGGCTGGTACACAATAGGATCTACTGCCTTCTTAGTGATTGTAACCTCTGGGTTGTTTAATTGACCAGGAGGACAGGCTACAAACAGCTCATTTCTACCTATCTTAACAGCATCAAAGGAAACTATGTTAGGATAGCTAAAACCCTTTACATCAGCAGGAAGACCAGGATTCTTGTTAACTATACTGGACAGCCTGAGTGTGCCTTCTATATCAGGACCAACAACTATATGATTATGTGATTCTATGTATTTCTTCAGATTGTTCAACATAGTTTCGCTGTCATTATATCCATAGTTGATACCTGTAACATAATAATATGCCCCATTAGCATACTCCAACCCTAAATCAGAGAACATAGGTCCTTCACCATTAAGTTTACGCTTAACTTCTAAGATTTCTCTAATATTACGGTCAGGAATCACTCCAGTGTACTGTTTTAGTAGACCTTTGACAAGTTTATACTTCTTACAAACATCATCAAATTGTTTAGAACCAACTAGAAGAGTACTCTCTCCGAACACTTCTCTTGCGCGCTTTACGAAACTAAACAAGTTCTTAGCGCGCATGGCATCCAAAGCTATCTGATTATATTCCGATATTTTAGCTTGCAATAACCTAGCATTCTTTGAGCTGCCCAGTCCAGCATCAACCAACGTGTTGTATTCTCTTACTAATGTATCTCTATTAGGAGTATCAACTGATGTTTTAGAAACAGAACGTAGATATTCCTCCATACATAAAGCAAGAGCCATAGCTATGTTGGACTGAACAGTCACCACTGGCATGTCAACCACTTCTGGAGTTATAACTTCAGAATCATTGCGTTTTAGAAATCTAAACATCAGAAATTGACTTTTAAAGTTCTACTAAATGTTCCGTCCACTTTAACAATAACGGAATTACGCATAGTAGATGAGAACCCTAATCCACTCAATTGATGTTCTTGGTAAGGAGTCTTCATCTTATCAGCTAGAACCTCAAATACCTTACGGTGAGGAGTTAGCTCACTGTTAAGATATTCGTTAAAGAATCCACGAACAGGCTCTGGATTCTTGCAATCATCCAACATAAAGAAGTAATGTTTATTGCCAATACCCTGCTCATCCCAATAATTGGGGGACAGCATCATCACGTTCACCTTATGGAACTTGTTAGTATCAATATTCCATAGGCTTACTGACGAATGGCTAGTACTGGGTATTAGCTCTCTTATTTGGATGCCTTTAGATTTACTGTAAGTAATCTCGGCAACCATGACATTCTCTTTATGTTTAACGGGTTTGTCATAGACAAATTGTCGGACTTCTCCATTGTGTTCTATTTCCAATGTAAATCCTGTATCAACAGATTCTCTACAATGAAAGTTATTAACATACACAACATACTTACCTTCAAGCATCTTGCGTTCGTTAACCCATATAATGTTCTCAACGGGTTTGCGAGTTTTGCCATATCCGGCATTTTCATCCACGTCTAGCTTACCACCACTTTTACCAGTTCTGTTAGAATAGTAGATTTCGTTGTATGAAGGTTCAACGACATGCAAATCCAAGTCATCATAGTTAGACCATGCCAACGAACATCTTAAGAACCCTTCAGTCTGACCGCCAGCAGCTCTTACTTTCTCTTTAATAGAATCAGCTACTCCTCCATTATATGTCCAAGCAAAGTTGTTCGGCCATTTAAATAGATTCTTAGCATCCTTATTAACAGGAGCTGTAAGAGTTACTAAGTTATTAGACAGTCTACTTTCCATTAACACTTCTATGTTAGTGGCAGTAGGTACTACATTAGCAATGAAATCATCAATGCTAATTTCAGTTAACTTGTCAAACTTCTTAGGATTGACTTTAGTGTCTGCGGCCAGTTCCTCGAATATGTTTCCGGCCATTACCTTCTTGGCATCACGGTTAGCGAATATAACATTGTTGACTGTTATATCCTCTAAGGCAGCATGTCTACGAGGTAGAGAATCCATAAGACCTAGTTCCTGCACTTTCTTCTGTGCTTCCTCAATCATTCTTTTAGTAACAATTGACTTAGGTCTTTGATAGTTCTCTGGAGCCATGATACGTTCGTATGCAGTCACACAATCGTCCAATTCAAGTCCTGATGATATATTTACCAACAATGTACCAATTGCCGTATTACGAATGCGTGCACATCCTACACGATTGAAGTTTGCCCAACACCAGTTGTCTTTCTCTTCATCAGGTAATGAATCATAATGTCTTTTATGACCCAGGAATACACTTAAGTCATTTTTAAACTGTTCTCCTCTATATAAAGCATTCTGACCTATTAAGTCCAGAACTGTTTCTATAGAATCGATAGTTAATTCCTCCAGTGCACGTTTGAACACTTCCTTAGTTGTGCGTAAAGTCCCCATTACAGCAGATACGGATTCAGTTCCTGTATACACCAATTGATTTGGCATATGATAGTAAAGATGATTCCAGGTAATTACTTTGGGACCTTGCAAACTGTCAATATAGGCATTGTTTCTATCAATTCCTAGTTCATAATCACGAGTGATAAAAACATCTACAACTGGTTTTGATTTCACTAATGCATCGAGATTTCTAGCTACAGTAGCATAAGGTTCATCCAACTGTAGGTTCTCCCACATGGTTACTACTTTATTGTCTTTAATGGCGACAACTCTACCATAATGTCTGATATAATGTTTACAATTGTTGCAATTATGAGACTGTCTCTCTTCCTCCGGAAAGGAATTAAGATAACAATCCCATAATGCATCCTTGTCTACATTAGTCAGAAAGAGCATGTCTGCACCAGCAGCTAGTCGATTAAACTGCGCATGGACTGCTCTTTTAAACTTGACAAATTCCATAATCTTATAAAGGTTTAATATTGTCGAATATATTGTCTTCGGCTTCTACTCCCCATTTAGAGTGAATCATTCCAACCGGATAGGACATTCTATCAATAGGCATAGGGTGAGTAGCAACTTGCATACCAGTAACATACCGTAAAGGTGAACCGTTTCCGCTATAGTTAACATACTCATTTGCTTCAAGTGCTTGAGCAGTGGCCATTACCTTAGAGATTTCATCAATGTTCTCGTCAGGTACAGAACCTTTATAAGCTGATAGTCTTCCAACAACTAATCCATACTTAACATTCAGATTAATGAAATCCTCCTCCTTAAGTATCAATGAGCCAGGGAAATGTCTTTGCAAAAAGCTATAACATTTTAAGACTTTAAGGTCCTCTTCCGAAGTGATAGCATCACCTACTTCTTTAGAATTAGTAAATCCTAAAGCTTTCAGTTTGACAGCCTTATCAACTAGTTGATGATTCGGATTCAGACCCTTAATAGTCTTCATGTACTCTACAGCCATTAGAGTATAAGCTAATTGCACTTCTTGGGCTGTGAATCTCTTTGTGCCTACAGACGTATCTGTAGAAGGACTAAAATTGTTCATAATTACTTTTGTTTAACTGAACCTGGTCTGGTAGTAGCTCTCTTAAATGAATCAGATTGCTTATCCCACCAAGCCTGTCGGTCTTTAAGACGTTGTACTTTCTTCTTGTATTTCATAGGTTTATCCTATTTCGTTACTAGCATTATAAGCAAGCTTGTCGGCTTCCTTATTATGTTCATCACTTGCGTGACCTTTACACCACTCAACAGACACTACTTTATGCCTGTTCACAGCCTTATCAAGACGTTCCCACAAATCAGTATTGGCTTTCCTCTTCCACCCTTTAGTAAGAGTTCCTACAATATACATAGAATCTGTTACTATTGTAATTTCAGAAGGTTCCTTTATGGATTCCAGGGCAACTATGGCAGCCATTTGCTCCATTCGCTGATTGGTGCTGTTCTTATACATCTTACTATACTGGAATATCTTCTTGTCATCCTCTAAAATGACAAAGCCTATTCCCCCTTGATTTCTCGCAGGAGAATAGGCACCATCACAGTATATTCTGTACTTATGCGTCGGCATTAGGATTCTCAACAAAATCCTCATCATCCTCATCTTCTTCGGTTTCGGATATGACATCCTCATCAATAAGATGCTTAACCCACATACCTAAGATAAAGATGACATAGAATTTGTCTTCCTCCTGTTTGTAGTTAACCTTGTCAGAGACTTCATTAACTACATCTAACATTGTGAACTCCTCTTTAGCCATAGCATCGTCAGCTATAGCAGACATTTCTTCTACATAAGGTCTAGCCTTCTGCATCGCTTCGTCAAAACTCTTTACTAAGGCTATGCCTTCATCACCTCTAATTTGCATAGCAACAGATAGAGGTTGTTGCAATTCATTTCTAAAGAAGCCCAGATAGAAAGCCTTCTCTACATCTCCGTTTACGAAGTCATTGAAAGATTTAGCTTTCATTACTTCCTCCACTTTGAAATCAATTTCTGATACGTCTCTGATTTTGTCCATAATGTTATGATAGCAACCCACCAATCTTCTCGGCCATGGCTGTTGCTTTGTTAGAAACTGCTTCAAGGTTTGCAGCTTCAGTTTGTAATTCGATAATCTCTTGTTCTCTAACCTCTTTCTCTGCTTGAGCTCTAGATGCTGCCTCTTTAAGATTGGTAACAGCTTTCTCAAATACATCAATAATCTTAGCTGATTCCTCGGCTAGTGAGGTACTTGTTACTTTAGCCGGTTCGGCTGATTGTTTCTTTCCAAACATCTTATAGGATTAGAATTACAGGGTTCAGGGTGAGCGGCTGTCGGGAATCGAACCCAATCTATCACTTGTGCGCATACTAAAATTAGTGATGTGCCCTCCTTTACACTACAACCGCATGGAGCAGTGGTTAGAATACTAATAGTCAAACACTGATAGTCATTCCTAAAGAGGTGTTCTGCAACCACCCCACAGTCAGCGCTAAACTGCACGTCTTATTACATACGCTCAACTCTGCTTTAGTTGTCATCGCTGGACTTTATTTAACCCAGATTCCAGCCTGGTCTATACTCGTTTCCTTTTAAGCTTACCACACTTGGAACATACTAGTAAGTATCTGTTACAATCAGTATAGCTAGTTTTTGCTATTATAGTCCATTCATGCCTACATGCTAGTTTCTCTAGCCATTTCTTGAATAGTTCTTTCATAATCAATTCGTTTTACTAATGGATATAATTGCCCATAGCCGTGATTAACTGTTATACACCTAGATGTTATAGACAGACGATAGTGAGCATTGTTAATTTCGTTAGTAAGATACTCCATAGTTACAGGAGTTACTCCGTCACTAAATGTAACAGTTATACCAGCTTCTAAATCTTCCACACTCTTAGTAAGAGCATCAAGACTACTTTGAATTTCTGCATATCTAGGATTAGGAATCTGCTCCGTCTCTAAATGCATAAAATGCTTAGATGTTTCACCTATATAACCTCCTTTGCTACATGGAATCGGAAGATAAACCCAGTTGTTATCAAACTTAACAGCTTGTTCATAAGCATGAGTTCCAGGTCTAAAGAGTTGCTGGTACGTATCGACTTTAACTACTTCTCTAGTCCCAGGAAGTCTGCCTTGCTTGCCGTCTAACCACCACCTTATATAGTCACGAGCATCACGCACATGATATACTGGCAACTCAACTGGAGTACCATTAACCATACACCAATAATGACCTAGCAACCTCGGTCTATAAAAGTCAGAGTCTGTTCCATTGGAGTCAGGATTAGAATTGGCAAATCCATAACAGTAATCATAATAGTCTGCTGCTTTATGAGGTTTAGCAATCTTACCAAACTTGGGCAAAGCATGATTCCTGTTCTCCTTCCATTGCTTAGTACTAATGTTGTATCGACGACCTCTAGGAGTCTGCTCAACAGATTGTACTAATCCATTATCATCAACTCTAAAGAATGCCTGTCTCCACCTATAATCAGTGAAGTAGTCGTCTAGGTATTCAGTTTTGTCAGTATTCTTAATTGGCTTAATCCACTCATTCCAGGCTTTGGATAGCTCTTTATAAGGCTTACCTACATACTTGGCTATGAATTTCACAATCCTAGATTCTTTAACGTATCCATAACCGTGGTCCCAAGCTATATGACAACTTTTGTCTAATACCTTTCTACCATATCCTCTCTGCGCTGCCACTTCTTTAGATACTCTCAAATTGAAATCAGCATCAAAATCAGCTAGCGTCACTTTAGTAAGGTGTCTAGGATAGTAGCTTGGATTACGAGTATGCTTGCTTTTACGTTTATACTCTTTCCTATGACCAAGTTTAAGTCTTCGTTCACTCATGTTATAGTATTTTAGTTACTTTACCAAATACGGATTTGGTCCACCCATTAATCTTACCATGATTGTTGCCTATAAGAACTCCTCTGTCTCCCTTAGCTTTGACTAAGTGAGTATAGTATCTACCTTTAACTTTGCAGAATACTATATCACCTACCTCTACATCGCTAAGATTTATAGGACTCAAGACATGCTCTTGGCCAGATTTGATTAGAGGAGTCATAGAGTTTCCCTTCTCTGAGGTTCTGAAGGATTTTCCTTCGGTCAATAGTCTCTCCTTGTAATGCATCGGCTTTAGACATTAAATATACAAAGTTTAATCTCTCTTCCATGGTAGAGCCATTACTTATCCTTTCAAACAAGGTTAACTCTTGCCCATTCTTGTAGTTATAGTAAGATATCAACTCATTATATCTGACAGTTTTACTATTCAACGAAGCTATAGTCATTGGATATCTTCTTAGCACTACTCCCCTATATAAATCAACAAGTTCACCCAATGAGTTGGCAATCTTTAATAACCTAACTACATTGGGTGAACCGTGTTTCTTATACCTAATAGCATAATTCTCCAGAGCAGCATCCCAATCATGGAACACGTGTTGAGCTTGAGTTAAATCAATCTCAACTATTTTACGCAGGAACTCTTCTATAGTCATATTAATTAGATATTGTAGGTGATGTTAACTTGTCAATTAGATTCTTCATTGCTTCTTCACCAGCAGCAAAACCTTCAGAATACCCGATTTTATATGCCTTCTCTATAGATACAGCAACAGCTTCCATGATGCTATTGCCCTCATACTGTTTCTTTAATTCTTCTAATAGTTCTTTCATAAATCCTCCTTCCTTTAATTATTAGTAGCTTGAGTGGGATTCGAACCCACACGTCCATTTCTGGACACCAGAGCTTAAATCTGGGGAGTCTACCAATTTCTCCATCAAGCCATACCCTTATACTGACATCATGACCTTGATTGTAACTACAATTATCATTCCTATAGTACTTATAGCAGCTATACTTAAGAATATCTTAACCCATTTAAAGTCACAATCCCATATAGTTAGTAACATAGCTATTAATGCAGCCACAAATGCAATGACTACAGTAATCATTAATGCTGTTTCCATATCAATCTCTTACTAAGTCTATCCAATTAATTAGGATATGATACAACCACCTCATAATACGTAATCGCAATAAGTGTCAACAAAATCCTTAGCTTCTTTTAAACCACATTTAGCAGATTCTTTTACATGCTTAATTGCTTGCAGTTTGGAACCAGTCGATACAAACTGTTTCATCTTAAAGAAGTCTTCACATGACAAATCAATTGTATTATCCCAACGCTTCCTGCATGCAAGCATTGCATCACTATACTCTTGAGGATGTTCTGCCCAGGTAATTTGTTGGTCTAATATAACTGTACAAGTTCCATCAGGTATATCATACTCTCTAGATTCTACGGTGAATTTACCAGCTTCTAACACTACTATATCAGTAGGAAATGGAATCATCTCTGATGAGATTGATACTTCCTCTATTGTCTTATCATCTTTTACAAATTTTACAAACATAATCTTTAAGTATTAACTAATAATGTGGCGAGAAGGTGACTCGAACACCCAACCTTGATATTATGAGTATCACGCTCTAGCCAGTTGAGCTATCTCGCCATTAATAAGAACATAAAGCTCATCGTGTCTACATCGTTACCAATGCAACCTTAATACCTCCCGTTTGCTTCACTGCCGGCTAGTCTGGCTTTGTCTCCTTATGTTCTTATATATGAATAATCCGCCTGGCAGGGCTGTGAGCTGCCTTACCAATTATTGACGTCAGCTAATCTATGGAATAGCACGTCTGCTAAACTGAAATAGCCCTATAGTCATTTCTACACCTGCTCACATTTAAGTGGTGGATTACATGTTTATCGGTATTTATCGAACATGCTGTCTGACGCTTCTTCTCCCCACATAGACACGATAACAATACCTACTTTGGTAGCCCTAAATACTATTGGGTCTTCTAACCTTCTTTTACGGTCTTCTTCAGCTTTAGAGAAGATTTCTATGCGAATATTATTCTCCATAGTATCATAAGGCGCTGCAATTAGCCAAGTGTTATGGTCTAAATATGAGGTGCCAAGATGTAGGTAATCTTCCTCCTCATAACTTCCACCTATAGACCTCATGTACTGATAACCACGGTCAATACCTTTGAATACAAATGGGAATCTAGAGAAATACTCAACAAGCCGTTTGGTCATGTCCTTAGACATTCTTGAATCTATTCTCGCAGCTTCAACCCAACTGACGTAGTTAAGATTTAAAGAGTTCAAAGCGTTAGAAGCCTTTGCTATTTGTGACACATTCTCACTTGGAATGAATCCGCTGAAGGTCGATATTGGACCACAATACAAATTGTACTTCTTCAGGATTGCAAAGAAATCCTCGTAAGTTACAACCAGTGCATCAGGATACGATTCTTTAATCCAGGATGTTATTTCGTTAACCTTCTTCAGGTCTAATTTCTCTGGACCTAAAGCTGACTTATACTTCTTAGACTCGAGAATAGTCCTAAGGGTATCTGCATTCTTAGTTCCACCCAGACCTGCTGCTTCCAACTTATCAAGCTCCTCTTTGATTTGCTCGGAATTGTCAAAGTCTTGATTGCCTTCTACGTACTTCTTATAGTACTCCATAGATGCTGTTACTAAGGCTAAACGTAACGCATCTGCACTCAATTTCTTCATACTATGATAAATGTTCTTTAATATCAATCATGTATTTTATACCTTCAATTATCACACATGCTAGCCCGCCAACGAGTATAATGAAGTATAATGCAACAATTAATGGTTCCCAACCAGTCCCATAATCACTTCTATTAAGATTAAAGCTAAGCCTATTAGGCTTGTTATTAATAAAAGCTCTATCATAGGTTGGTTTGTCTACACGTAGTTTAAACTGATTGTCTCTACCGTCAGCTATTAGTGTAAGCTCATATACAGTATGCGTCTGTTGATTAACTGTTTCGGTATAACAGTCCTTAGCAACTACTGTAGTCCACACAGGTTTGTCAATACAGGTTTCTTTAACTAAGTTAGACTTACATCCTCCTAGTCCTACTAAGCACACCACCAGCCATATTACTATCAAAGTTGCATGTCTGAAAGTGTTAGTTGGCGGTCTCATATCAACAATTGTTGGCATCCTCTGTCAGTAATTTAGTTGCTTTATCCATTCCTAACTCGTAAGCTTCAGCAATTAATACTGCTGCGCTTGCTATTGAAAGCTTACCACCGTTGTCCTCTGCTACGTTAGCTGCATTTTCAAGCAGCTCACTTAAAGTTTCTACCATAATTAAATACATTTAATAGTTAATAATCTAGTAGGGTAGGTGAGACTCGAACTCACACGCCCGAAGGCACTTGGGCCTAAACCAAGCCTGTCTGCCAATTCCAGCACTACCCCATTGTTACTTCATCAAATTGATAAATTCATCTTCATGTTCTCTATAGTATCGCTGAAGATATGCAATATACACGGCTTCGTCCTTAACTATTTGAGGGAATTTGGATTCAAATTGTTCTACTTTCTCTTCTCCTACTATACTTACATGAAAGTCTCTAGGTGTGTTATCCACCTTAGTTGCAGACATTAATAAGACTAATAGGAATATCAATAAATGTTTCATTTAGTTGTTAATAAAAGGAGAGCGAGATTGCTCTCGCCCTCCAAGGTTTATTTGTTGTCTTTCTTCTCCGTAGAATAGTCCTTACGGTCGAGTTCCCACTGATACTCACACATCTGAGTGATTGCTTCAAGCTTATCTGTACCCAGAACGAGTTTGAGAGCATTTACCAATCTTTCAGCCGGAGTTTCCACAACAGCTTTCTTGGATGCAAGTCCAAGTTGACGTTGATAAGATTCAACGCTAGCTTTGATATGGAACGATGTTACATGGGTTTCTTCCGTAAAGATAAGTTTGGATTTGGTTGATTCAACGATTTCAGCCATAAATGCCGGAGCAATTTCAGCTTCTTGAATGTAGTTACATACTTCACTCAAATCATCGTCGATTGTATATCCTTCTTCAGCGGTGAAGGTAGAACGGATGAATTTCTCCGCAGTTTCAGCGTCCAGGCAGTCCATGGTAATCACAGAGCCGATTCTCTTACCTCTTAAGAAGGTAGGTTCAATCAATTCAATGTGATTAGTAGTGAACAAGGTGATTACGTTCATGTCTTTGGTATCACCACCGTCCAGAGTATTCAGGATGTCTTGCATAGCAGCATCTCTGTTACCTCTAGTTACTTGGTCAATATCTTCAACAAATACGACAACACCATGGCCCGAACGGTCAACAACTTTACACATGCGCAGAGTTTCTGCAAGAAGAGAAGGATTCTTCAAATACACGAACGACCAACCGTTTGTTACAGCATCTTTAGCCAGCTTAAATGCCAGCAAGGTCTTACCTGTACCATATTTACCTTCCAGCAAACAACCATACTTCAATGGAATACCTTTAGCCAGACATTTCTCTGGATACAAGATTCTTGAGCGTAGCGGTTGCAATTCAAATTCAGTCTTCTTAGAAAGAACCATGAATTGTTTCTCAATGCCGGCAAGTGTCATGATAGTAGGTTCAGACAGATTGCTGATTTCCAAAGCCTGGTTTTTGTAGATAGATTCTGATGCCAATAGCTCTTTAGTTCTGTCAACAATATCATCAATTAATGACTGGTATTTGAACTGGCATTGTCCTTTAATAAGGAGCAAATGACGGTCATTGTCATAGTTGATGTTGATTTCAGAATCTTCTCCCAATTCTTCAAGGCTAATTTTACCAAACGGAACTTTGGTACGAGAACCGTCTGCCAGAACAACGTCTACGGTATCAATGTTGCTGTTTCCAGAAGGACTGTTATCCTCCTTACTAACGGCAGAACCGAAGATTTCATTGATTGCTCTGTTCAACTGATACACACCGTCTGGTTTCCAACAAAGCAGCGAGTATTTGAAACTTGCCATTTTCTTGGACTGTTTGATTTCACCTTCGATGAATCCCAGAGCATCAGCATACTTCACATTGCTTTGGAGCACTTCAATCATTCTCTGTTTCTGAGTTTCCTCGTACTTGTTAACTCTCTGCTTAATAGCAGCTGTAGTTCCTTGCGGAATAATGTTCTTTGCCATTACTTAATTAGGTTTATTAATCTTATTTACTTCTTTAATGATTGCCTCACAATTCTCTCTTGTTGTAGTTAAACAACCAAGTTGAATAATAGAACCGTCTTGAGTGATAGTCAGGTTCTTCTCTTCGATTGTTTCCCTACACAAACCTCCTCTGATAATTCTTTTAATGAGTGGAAAGGGTAATATAGTATTCTTACAGAATATCATATTCTTGCCTTCCACATAAATGACATCGTAGCCGTCAATGCTACCTACTACCTTACTCATTCGATTCAACTATTAACTGTGTGGGCCCGGCCGGACTTGAACCGACAACCTCCTGATTATGAGTCAGTTTCTCTAACCGATTGAGATACGGGCCCCGAACGCCCATGTTTACTCACAATTAACAGTTCTCAAAGAGTAGTGTTGTTAGTGACTTCATGATAAATTCTATTTTAAACTGAAATAATTAGTAGTTGGGCTACCAGGATTCGAACCTGGGCTACAAGAGCCAAAACCTTGTGTGACTACCACTACACCATAGCCCAGTAAAAGGAGTCCGAAGACTCCTAAACTAACTTATCGAATATCATGGGCTGTATCGACATCCATAAATTTGCTAGCATTTCTCGCTCTGCGTCAGATGCTTCATCCCAATGTGATACGTACAATTTCTCCGTTCGTTCATTCCTATAAGGAACCTTAAATGAACGGTTAATGCGTACACTGTGTGCGAATAGGTCTTTGTCGAAATCAATAGCCCTAAGCGTCTTCTGGAAATCGTTGAACTTATTATTAGGGTCATCGACATCCCTAACAGACATTCCAGAAGGAAACGGGCCGTTACCATGCCTTGTTATATAAGGACGAGTTACATAACAAGTTTGGATTTCTTTACGTATACCTGCTTTCCGCAACAGCTCGTAAGCGTTTTGTGAAGTTGTATTAGACGGAGTACAATAAGGCATTATGCCGAATCTTTGGTCAAGCAATATTCCCTGTGAACCTTCAAACACTAGGTTATCATAATTCAACAAGCAATCTTCATTAACCGTACCTGTATGTAAGAAATAAGCATGTGCTAACCTACACCAGTTGTCTAGGTCTATCGAAGGATATTTACTAGACATGTTGTAATAGTTATCCACTATGGCATTTAGTTTCTCACGCAGTATGTAAGGATTCATACAATCTACAACTGTTAAGCTGTATCCTGCCTTAACTCGGTCCAAACAAGCTTTAAACCCTGTACCTACAGTACCATGTCGTAAGTTCTCTTCGTTATTAACTTGGGAATAGACATCGAAGGGAATTACAACTTGGCAGTGAGGGTGATACTGAACAATGGGATGAACTCCCATTTTAGCTAAGTCTGCACCCTCCAACATAGAGGTAATTGGGTCTACAGTACAGTATTCGGACCAGTACGTCGGCACTCCAAGTAAGGTTCCGCTGCCAAAGTTACTAAAGGTGTGCATCATGTCTCCATGCTTTACAGTATGTCCTACTTGATGTCCACCACTAAACCTGACTACTAATACAGACTCTCGCTTACCTATGTACTTGTTACATAAGTTGTGAACTGTCTGTCCCTTACCTTCGTCTCCAAAGAATGTTCCTAATACAATACTAATCATTTCAGTTTAATAAAATTTGTCATTACTATCAGACGGCACATCTTGCCATTCCTGACTAACAGAAGCACTAGGAGCTAAGCCTTCAACAGGCTCCTCATAGTTCTCTTTAATTGCGGTGACAATCACCTTGTCTACTTCTCCAGATGTACATGTCAATACATTCTGTCCAAGTAAAGTCTTCCAAGATTCAGCAACCCTTGAGCCATGACTGGCATTAGTAATGTGAATGTGGAATACATGGTACTGTTCCTTTGCTTTGTCAAGAGCTTCTTGACAAGTAATGGTTTTAGCACCTTTTTGATACCCTAGAACACGTTCCAAGTAACATCCCTCTACCTTATCGAGATTTGGTTCATCTCCAATAGTAAATAAGAATCCCTTAGTGTGTCTTTCAAACCAGGAATCAGTTTCAGTATGATAACCCGCTACGATGTGAGATAGTAGATAGCTTTCACCTCTATTACCTCCTCCTCCACCTTCAATCACGAATGACTGTAAAGTGTCAAGGATTTTAGCTGTATCAGACTCAAACTGACCAATTTGAATTGGATATCGGTCATAAACGTGGTCCCCAACTGCCATAAACATGATTTGTGGGTCACGCACACCTAGTTGAATGAGAGAGTCCATAATCTTAGGGAATTGGTCTCTAATCATTTCATAAGGTGTGCCCATCATTGAACCAGTAACGTCTAGCGCAATGATTATCGGAGTAGAGAAAGGATGTTCTTTAGAATCACGAGATTCACGAACACCCACGTTAACCATTTCTTGCCTTATCTGCGTGTTATACTGCCTAACATTGTTGTTAAGCGATGCAGCAGTATTACATGCATTAATGGCATGGCTCTTAAAGAGTTCATCCCTAGTGGAGGTATATAAACCCCTACTGCCGGCCTCTACATCATAAGCAATTCTAGAATAACTACCTGCTCCCATAAATTATTCATTTACAGTTGCAGCAGCGTCATCTTTCACGTCATCCAAATTAATGGATTCTGATGCATCAGCGGGAAATTCTTCTGCATCGACTTGCATAGCTAGAGCAAGTTCAATCTTTGCAACACGCAGTTTACGTGCCAATTCATGTCTTGTTCTTACCCATTCAGCCGGATTCAGTCCTTCTCCCGGATTCAAAGAGTCTCTTGATTTAACAGCCAGGTCATTGTGTTTGTTGATTTCTCCCTGAATGCGGAGTACTTTCAATTTACAATCCTGAACAAATCTGTCTTCCTCGATTTTAGCCAATTCATACAGATTCTGCGCTCTTGCATCAAGTACACTTTGTCCACTCTTACTTAGTTTCTCTTTAAAACTGCTCATTTACACTTACATTTAACATGTTAAATTCAATAAGCATCTCTGTGTGGTAATTTATAATCTAACTGTAATCATCTAGGATTACAATCGAGCCGACTGTCAGATTCGAACTGACGTGGAGTTTCCTCTCGTGATTACAAGTCACGTGCAATCAACCACTATGCGAAGTCGGCATAAACAGGAGACGATGTTACCAAGTGTGCTGACATCTCCTTCGTAAATCAAAGAAAGCGGTGCATACGGGATTCAAACCCGTGGTCTCCTCATAGACAGTGAGGCATCCTAATCACTGAACGAATGCACCATGAAGCTTGCTTAACCTACCCTCAAAACCTATGCTTGGACTGGCAATCAGTTATTCAGATATTGTCCCTTCCCGCTAGCTGAGTCATTCTCTTACTGTAATCGTGTGTCCAATCACTATTCAGATGTGCCAAATGGGACATGGCAATTCATAGAAAGTGGGTGCTAGCCGTTTCTATCCCACCATTGCGTACTACAGTGCTAGCTACCGTCTAAGCTTCCATCCCTTACGTTGCCTTAGAGTGTACATGATTATTATTGCCTAACCAGTTACCTGATTGGAAGGATTATGTACGAGGTACTGCCAACGGGATTCGAACCCGTATTTTCAGTGTGAGAGACTGATTACCTAACCCTTAGTAGATGGCAGTGTGTTAAATAGTCGTGAGTAGTTAATTGCAACTATGACAAAATTAAGATTAAAGTCAAAGACCAGCCTATTGCTATCTAGGGCAAAGTCAAAGGAATTTTGTAACTTCGCAATAGACTGACAGGGTTTGAATTAATAATACTTAATT